GGCCTTTCCGCCGTGGCCGGTCCTGCTGCCGGTGCCGCGCTGATGGGTGCCCAGGCCGCAGGCGGCAAGGCCGGAGAACTGCTGTCCAGAGGGGAGTCTGGCACGGAGGCCCTTGGACGCGGTCTTGTCTCTGGTGCCATTGAAGGAGTTACGGAGAAAATCCCCATCGGGAACCTGGTGCGCATTGCCAGGGGCGCCGGCGGTGCATCCTGGCTGCGGAACATGGCTCGTCAAGCAGGGATTGAGGCCACGGAGGAATCGGCATCCTATGCCCTGAACTATGCCGCCGACGTGGCGGCCAGGGACCCGGAGGCGGAATTTTCTCTGCAAGACCTGTTGGAAGGGGCGGCTGTGGGTGCCCTTACCGGCGGGGCATTGGGCGGCGGCGCGTCCGCGCTTTCGGGCGGGACCACGGCTGCCAGGGGAAGAACCAGAGGAGGGACTGCCGCCGCGCAGGACGCAGCTAGACGGGCGGTACAGGAGGTCACCCGGGAGACCCAGGCGCAAATGCCGAGCGCCCCAGAGAACCCTCTGCTCCAGACTATCCAGGAGACCCGACGGGAACAGGAGCAGGCGGCGAGAATGGAGCCGGAGGAACCCCAGGGGCCCCAGTCGGTCCTCAATCAGGTGGTGGAACAGGCTGCCGCTGAGCGGAACGCCAGACGGGAGGCAGATACGGCCCCCGCACAGGAAGCGCCTCAAACCCTGGCGGAACGGGAAGCCAGATACCAGCAGCGGTACCAGGACTATATGCAGCGGGCCCGGGCCGCAGCGGAGGACCCGTCTCTGCAAACGCCTGAGAATTACCAGGCGCTGCGGTTGGAACTGGATGAGATCCAGAATGAGTACAACGGGATCCTCCAGGCCCGGCGGGTAGAGTCCGGGGAGGTTTCCACAGACTACAACACCCCGGAAAACCATATCGACAACCGGACCACCGAGGATGTGGAAAACCGGTCCGTCAAAGCCTTCCAGTTTGACTATCCCCAGCTGCACCCCTACTATGTCCAGGCGGCCCAGGCTCTGATGGAGGACGCCAACTGGAGCCTGGAAACCCAGAGTAACCAGAAGGGCAAGGGGACGGTGGCCCGGTATTCCGAGGCCCTGGAGCGGGCGGCGAACCTGGGCCTCTCCCGCCAGGAGATCATCCGGGTGTGCCAGGACATTATTACAGACCGGGGGCAGGAGAACTACGCCGCCGCCAAGAAGGTGGAACTGATCCTGGACCAGATGCTTTCGGAGGGATACACCCCCAACGAAGCCCTGGGGAACCCGGACCAGCGGGTGGGCCCTAATGAAGCCTATCTACAGACGAAGGAGGCCATTCCCGGGGCGGTGACAAGGGATTCCTTCGAGCACTACCTGCGGCAAAATGCACTTGCCATGGATGCCGGGGAGGTGACGGAGGAGCAGCTTCGGCAGGAGTGGGAGGCGCGAAGAACAAACGAAGAGAGCGATGGTATGTCCTTCTGGACCGGCGCCCGTCAAGGCAGCTCCGGAGACATAACATCGCCCTCTGCGAACAGAGTACAGGAAAACGAAAGAACTGTCAATAACAATGTGCTTCAAAAAGTGGCAGAGCATCAAGACGAAATTTCTGCGCACGGGACAGTATCTGAGTTGACGGGGAATGAGTTTTCTGATGTTCACACCAGAAAAGAGATCGAAAACGCAGTCACGGAGTTTTACCAAGAAATCGGGGCTGTAGACAGGCCCGGGTTTGGTACTGTACGTCTAGGCCGCCGAGGGGTAAAGGACAGTTTGGCTCACGGGTATGGCCAGAAGAAGATTGCGGCCTTCGCTTCGGTCCCTGACGTTATTCAGGATGGCGTACAAATCGACTATCAGCCGAACTGGAAGGGACGCGACTATGATACTTATATTATTGCTGGAGATGTAACTATTGGTGGAGAGCCAAACACGGTTGGCGTTGTTTTGATTCGAAGAAAGAATGACAGCCGATTCTACCTCCATGAAGTCACAACGACAAAAAATGGAGACGCAACGTCGTTCCAAACCGGGGCCACCGAAGAAACTTCGGCCCGCTTACCCGGCGACGTTACATCTCCTATGGATATTATACAGGATCGAGGTGCAACTGTCAATCCCGAGTTGCCGGAGGAGCAAGCTCGGTACAGCGTGGGCGCAGCTCCTAGTGGATTTGACCCGTATTCCCGGATGCTGAATGAATACGGGGCTATTGCACCGGGCGAGAAACCGGCGCGGATGGTGGACGTACCACGCAGTACCGACGGACAAGACCGGGTACGTCAGTCTGCCAGAACATTCATGGAAGCGGAAGCCACTCCGGATGCACTGGTGAATTTGTTCCAGCAGGGCGTAGTGAACAAGGAGTGGTCCTATAATCCGAAGAAGGACAAAGCTAGTGTGGACCGGGCCATGGGCATTCTGCGTCAAAGGGACGGCTTCCAGAATGGCCTGAACCAATGGAATGAAATGGTTTCCACCGGACGGCAGGCTACAAAGGACGATGTGGTCATGGCGCAGATGATCTATAAAGCCGCAGCCAATGCCGGAGACTATGAAACTGCTGGACGGCTGGCGGGTGAGATTGCTGCACTTGGTACCATTTCCGGGCAAAATATTCAGGCGCTTCGTCTGCTGAAACGAGCCACGCCGGAAGGAAAACTGTTTTATATCCAGAAGGGCGTTGACCAGGTCAACGATACGATGGAGAAAAAATACGGGGAGGGTTTCCATGGTATCGAGGTCCCGGATGAACTGTACCAGCAGTACATGAACGCTGAGACCAATGAAGCCCAGATTGCGGCCCTAGATGCCATCTATGACTATGTGGCGGAGCGCGTCCCCCGCACTTTTGGGGATGCTTTGGATACCTGGCGTTATTTCGCCATGCTGGGAAATCCTCGCACACATATCCGAAACGTCCTGGGCAACGTTATCATGCAGGGGCCGATCCAGGCACGAAACGCACTTTCTGCGGGACTACAAAACGCTCTGCTCCCTCAAGAACAGAGGACCCGCTCTGTGGGGGCCAACCGTGCCACCAGGGACTTTGCGCGACAGGATTTTGAAGCCAACAAGGATGTCCTTCGAGGTAATCCTTACACTACGCCGGAAGGCGGAGAGATTATGCGTCGGGTCCGAGAAAAGGGACTGACCGTTGACAAGGGGAAACAGGAGCGCAGTGCCTTCTGGCGTGGCGTTAACACGATGTTGAAGCCGCTTCAAGGAGCCGCTTCTGCAAACAGTAACTTGATGGACTTTGAGGACATGGTTTTCAAGAAGAGCACTTATATCAACAGTCTGTCGAACTTCTTGAAAGCCAGGGGTTATGACCCATCTACACAGGACATCCCGGAAAATGTGTTGGAAGAAGGTCGGGGGCAGGCTATCGAGGATGCGCTGGAATCCACTTTCCAGAATTATTCCTCCCTTGCGAGCAAACTGGCAGAGTTAGAGAGCTCCAGCAGAGCGGCCAAACTGGTGATTGGCGGCCTTATGCCCTTTAAGAAAACCCCCATCAATATTACGAAACGAAGCATTGAGTTTTCCCCTATTGGCTTGTTCCGTGGTATGCACCAGTGGTTGAGCAAAGTGCCAAAGGGAGAGACCACCGCAGCGGAAGCGCTAGACAACATTGCAGCAGGCATTACCGGTTCCGGCATCGTTGCTATCGGTGCTTTTCTGGCGTCTCAGGGACTGATTAACGCAGGAGACGATGAAGATGACCGGCTCCGCGATTTTGGCGTAGCGCAAGGATCTCAGGAGTATTCCTTGAACGTCGGGGATTATTCCTATACCATTGACTGGGCGGCACCGTCTGTCATTCCTCTCTTCCTTGGGGTGGAGGGATACAATGCCTTCAAACGTCTTCTGGATGAGCAGGAAAACGAGGATAGCCCCGGGTTCTTTACAGAAACCGTCAATGCCATTTCCCGCATGTTTGAACCCATGATGAACATGACCATGCTTTCTGGCCTCAGTGGGGCAATTCAGAGCGCAGCATACAATCAGGCTAACCCGATTATCGGGATTGGCTCCAACGTGGCGCAGAATTTCCTTGGGCAAGTGTTCCCTACCCTGTCCGGACAGATTGCCCGCACCATCGACGATACCCGCCGGACAACCTTTTATGATAAGACCACGGACGTTCCAAAGGGTTTGCAGACCTTCCTTCAAACTCAAATGAACAAGATCCCCGGCCTATCCCAAAGAAACCCGGCTTGGCTGGATAGTTGGGGGCGGGCCGATGTCACGGAAAACCCCCTCGTTCGTTTTCTGGAAAACTTCCTTTCTCCCGGCTACATTGCAGAACGTAACACGGATGATGTGGATACCGAATTGCAACGTCTCTATGACCTCGGGGAAGAAGGTGTTTTGCCGAAGAACCCGGAGAAGAGCGCAGAGGTGGATGGCAAACGCCTCACCGCCGAACAGTGGCAAACCTATGCTCAGACAAAGGGTTCGGAGTCTCGGGACATGTTGGAGGGAATTATATCTTCCCCGCAGTATCAGGAGTTGTCCGACCAGGATAAGGCGAAGGTTGTCCGAAAGGTATTTGAATATGGCACCTATAGCGGCAAGGAGGCGATTGGTGCAGATACCAGTAAGTTTGACTCTTGGTATGGCAAGCTTATTGAGGGGAGAGACCAGCACGGCATTTCTCCTGTGGACTACCTGACTATGTACATCGGCAAGAGCAACATCGACAACGACGAAAGCAAGTCTAATCAACAGCAGGGTATGGATGTCGCCGCCATGATTGACAGCAATGACCGTCTAAACGACGATCAAAAGAAATACTTGAAAGAGAACCTTAAAGTTTACAACTTTAACCCCGTAAATATTGGGGATGACTCTAAGTATCAACAAGCCATTAACGCAGGATTCTCTCCGGAGGAGGCCGCCGAAGGGTATAAGATTATCGAGGGAGCAAAAGCTTATGGTGAGGACGGCGAACTGGATGAATCCGAATTTGAACGCTATATGCGGGAAAAGATGAGTATTGAGCCTGGTACGGAGGAGTATAACAAGTATCTGAAAGCTTATGGGAATCGAGACTGGAAAAGTGTGAAGGCTCTTATCGGCGATACCACTTCCTCTGGACACAAAGGCTACACCATGAATGACCAGAGGTACAGTTCCGCTGTCAACGCCGGTTTCGATGAGGAAGCGGCGAAGGAACTTTCCATTGGCCGTCAAGTTGCCGATCAAGAATTCGGAAACGGGAACGGGACTCTTAGTAAAAACGAGTTGGTAAATTACATCCAGAGTAATTACTCTCAAAACCAGTGGAGAACCGTATACTCTGTTCTTGCTAACTCGAACTGGAAAAATCCGTTCGGATAAGAAGGAAGGGACCGGATCACCGGTCCCTTCTTCTTTTCTCTTCGTATTCAAACCAACACCCATCGTATTGGATGTGGTGTATAATCCGGTACCGCATACCGCTTGGGGTGAGGAAATTTGCGTTGGCAGCTGCGGTAATCGACGGGTAGATGTCAACAACCCCTTCCCGATTCATCTTTTTCACTGGGATTCTGAAACTTACGGAGAGGTTGTTACTGGGGAAATAACCCAAATTGCTTAGACTATTGCACTGCCAGTCCCCGTTTTTATTCTTGACGCACATGCCGGGAATCGGGCCATTCATAAACACATCCCGCATGAGGCTGCGGATGCGGTGCGTCTTTTGGCCTATTTCCTCACGGGGATAGTACAGCGTGACCAGCATCGTCTTGCTGTGGTAATCTTTCGTGAGGTTTAATATCCTTGGCTCCTTTATCGGGATTGTGGCGTCCCGACAGTGGAACCAGGCGCGGACCCGGCCCTCCGAGCTAAGGTCATAGCGTCCTCCGGTTCCGGGGATGGGTCTCCATTCCTCCATAGTTGTCCTCCTTTTGTCTCTATGTATGCAAGACCGGCAGCGTAGGCTGCCCACATGTCGGCCCGGAAGCCGAAAAAGAAATCCGGGTGTTTCTTGCTCCCCTTTCCATTGGTGTGGTCGTGGGTGGCGAACCGGTCAATCAACGCCCGTCGGATGGTGGCGTCGTTGCCGCGGGGGCTGTTGCAGATGTGCAGGACAACTTCCTTCCGGTAGATGTACCCCACAGGGGCGGTGGCAGCTTGGGTGTACCTGCCCACCCACTCGCAGGTCTCCAGCACCTCCCGGCCCACGGGCATCCCGTAGCTTGCCACACGCTCAATGACCAGGAAATCGTAGTGCTCCACCTGGACCATGAGCAGGCAAGTTGCATTAAGCTCCTTTCCCACTCTGATGGGGCGGAGGGTATCACTATCCAGGACACAGAAGCCGGACTGGATATCGCCGGGGTCAAGGGCTAGTACTTTCACTTGAACCCCTCCCCCTCCTGATGATGTGGACCTTTCCATCCCAGAACAGAGAGAAAATGTAATCAAACAAGAAGTTCCGGACGGGCCCGAATTTAGCGATTACCTCGCCGCAGTTCCGGCAGACCTTGACGGGGAAAAAGGAGAACATGACGTAGCCGTTGTCGTATTCGTCCGTCTGATAGTGCGTGCAGCAGTTATAGTTTGTTTCCATGTCAGCCCTCCATCCTCAGTGCAGCCTCGGCACGGGTGATTACCTTTGTCGCATCCAAATATTGACCACACTCCGGGCACTGTAAAACCATGCGCTCCCCATATGGGATGCCCATTAAGTCCTTTCCGCAGTATGGGCATAGGCAGGTATTTTTGTCGCCGTCGCCCCAAACCAGAGGTTTGCGAGGCATATCCAGCACCACGCACCGTCCCTCTCGATCCGCCTGCACCAGCTCCCGCAGCCGATCCAGGTCGTACTCGTCGCCCAGGATGTCCTCGATGGTGACGAGGCGACCCATGACGCTCTCTTTCTGTTTGGCGAAGTCTACATGGATAACGCCGTTGGGAAGTCGCTTTGTCAACCGTTTCATGTCAGTCCTCCTTCCGGCCGCGCCATCTCCATCTGTCATAGTTGTTTGAGCAACCTCCATCAGGGTTAGTACAATCATGATCCAGCGTACAGCCGTTAAAAAATACTGTGTGATACACGCAGGTTTTACATTCGTGTGGGATACTCTCCACCGCCGCATCCCTCTCGGCTTTCACCTTTTCAAGCTCTTGCTTAGTTTCCGATAATTCCGCTGCCAGAGCAAAAGCCTCTGCGCCTTTTCCGGTCAGTTCAATGGGTCTGGCCATTTTGGCCTTCTCCAGCTCGGCTTCCAGCCTCGGAATAACAACATCGAGCAAATGGCCTTGATAGCTGTCATGGAGCTTGTTTTTCAGGCTTTCGTTCTCGGCCTGTAACTTTTCGAGGGCTTCGGCGGCATCTTTCACCGTTTGGAGGTTCAAAAGCGCCTTGTCCTTTATCGAGTAATTTTTCAGCCGGTCTATCAGCTTTTCAACGTCCATGTCAGTCCTCCTTATGCGGGCCGCGCCACTTAAAATGTTTACAGCGATAATGTTCGCCTTCTTCGTAGCAGAGGTTACCTACATTGGCACAATATCCATTACACAGTTCTGCGAAAGCCTTATCGGCGTCGGAGTTATTAACACCGTATCCGCATCTGATTTCCTCGATATCTCCTATTATTTCAAACAGGTCTTTAATTGCTGCATCCCGCTCATATTTGACAGAATCCAGTTCGTCCCGCATCTTCTCGTTTTCGGCCTGGATCGTGAAGAGGGCGTCAGCCGCATCGCCTAAAAGGGTTGCGTCCGGATCCTCAAGATCATGCCACGACGGCATTCTAAGATTGTCGATCAGTTCATTTATGTCCATCATGTGTCCTCCTCTCCCTCCGGCGGGCGGCTGTCAGGCGGTGCGGGACGTGGCATCCAGTGGGTGACTTCTCTGCAAATCCTATTCCATTCGAGTCCGTTGTATCTGTACCAACTTCTCGACAGGGAAGCGTACCACGCCTCACCAACATCTGATCCGTTGGTTGCGATAACATTTTGTCCAGATGCTGGGAGCCGGTCCTCCACGCTTACCCACTCGTTCGGCGGGGTGAGGGTGGGCTGTGCGTTGATTTCCCACAGCACATCCTCCAGTAGGCCGACACCATCGGTATCGTCAACGTCCGTATGCGCGTCGATCCATTTCTGGATGGTTGCACGGAGTTCTGCTCTATCGATCGGTTCAATCTGTCGTACTTCCATCTTTCAGTTCCTCCAATCCATCCCCTTCAAACGGTCTATATTCAATTGGTTCTTGTTTCCCCTCCTAACGCCATCCACAGGATGGACAACTTTTGCAAGGAATCGGCTGCTCTGTGCAAATTACAGTATTCATTAGTACAGCGCCACATTTAGGGCATGTTTCAATAATCATCTTTCAGCGCCCCCCGTACAATTTTCTGCGCCGCCTTGTTCCCGCACTCACGGCTTGCCTGCGCCACAATCCGGTCGATAATCTCCTGCTTATCCTTGTAAATGACCTTCCGGACACAATCTGCAATGGTGCGCTTATACAGGTTTCTGTCTACAGACCAGTCTGCAAGCAGTGCTCTCCCTGCCGCCGTCAGAATATACTCTCTCAGTTCGTTATCCGGAACTTCAATCTCGATTTTCATACAGCGCCTCCAATCTCTCCATCACCATTTCCACGGCCTCGTCCGTCATTGCCGCCCCGCAACGAGGGCAGAAGTTGTCCAAAACGAATTCGTCATTGCAATCAAGAACGGCCTCTGCTTTGCACCGAGAACATTTATAACCTCCAACAGCTTCTCGGACTGCAATCCACTCCCCCCTCAACACCTTATCCACCCGCTCACGGCTGACGGGGCGGAGGGCTTTTTGAGCAACGTCCAAGGCCACCATGAACTCCGTGAGCCTTTTCGCTTTTCCGCCGATCTCGATCCCTTCGATTCGCAAGGCCTTTATGGCTTCTTCCCGTGTCATGTTCATAGTTTATCCTCCTCGAGGAATAGTTGGCGAATCGAAAGAAGTTCTTTTTGTGCGTGATACCTCCATATCCCGAGGTATTCGCTCAGGTTATCCGTTTCGATGTGGGAAGCAATCTCGACAACGCTCATGTCGGAAATTAAATTTCGTAATTCCTCAAAGTGTTCTTGGCTGCGACCATTTTTTAATGGTTCATCCGGTTCCCTCAACGCCTCCGCCGCCATCCGATACATCTCCCGAGCGGCTGGGCCGGGCGGGTGTATGGTCTCAAACCATTCGGCGGCTTGTTCTTTAGTGGCTTTCACTTTTCTCCCCTCCATCGCCTGCACAAAACAACTCTTCGCAAAGTTTTTCATATCGTTCGTGGATTCCATCAAAAGCCTTTTGCCATTCTTTTCCGTGCCCAGCTTCAATTCCAACTGCAACATGAGCCAACTCATGCGCGAATGTTTCTGTCTGTATCACAACAGGTTCATTCGCGTTCAACTCAATCAACGGAGGTCTTCCAACTTTAAATCCAGTGCGTCCGAACCCGTCATTTATATCCGGGTTCCAAATCGCCTGAAAGTTTCCTGCTTTCTCCGGATAAAGTTCCTTGAATGCCTCGAACAGCAGGCAAAATGGATCATTCTCAAAGGGACTCTGCATTAACTTTCTCATTGCATCTCCCTCCTCAACGCCTCACGGCTTCCTCTCTGGTGATGCTCATTCCGCTGCCCCTTTCGTTGCGATCTCCCCGCCACAGGCGGCGTAACCGGCGATATCTACCCAGTTGTCCTGGGAAGAGGATCCTCCAGCAATTCGTCCCACTTTGAGCAGAACCATCATGGCGGCCACATCGTCAGGGACAAGGTCTACCAAAACACCAGGGCCAACGCAACGAGCCTGTATGTATTGCCTCCACAACTCAGCGATGGTGCGAAAATTGTCCTCTGGGCTGCCATAGTCCTGCTCTCTCTGTCCGCAAACACACGCCTCTGCGGCGTCCAGTATTCCCTTTCTAGTCATTTCTTCCCCTCCATCTCTCTGTACATCCGGCTGGCCACAATCTCCCGGCTTCCCTGGTATTTTCCGTGGTAGGTATCCGTCACCTCGCCACACACAGGATGATAGGACAGTTGCCCTATCTCCATGTTGGGGTAGATGCGGACCGGCTCCACGGCGACGATCTCCAGGGTCCAGTAACCCCGGAAACCTACGTCACCATACCCGGCGGTAACGTGGATGAACATCCCCAGGCGGCCAATGGAGGAACGGCCCTCTAGTTTGGGAACCAATCCGTATGTCTCCGTCCACTCGTTGGTGCGACCGAGGTAGAGCTTCCCAGGGGTTAACACAAGCCCCTCCTCTGGGATGGTGATGGTCCGTGTCCGGTTGTCCTGCCGGGGATCCAAGCAAGCCTCGGTATAGACCATCAACTCCGGGGCCAGGGAGACGTTGTAGCTGTTGGGGTTCAGCCGCTTCTCGTTCCACGGCTCGATCACAATGTTTCCTGCCTCATGCTGGAGCTTAATTTTATTTCCGGTTAAAATCATAGGCTCCTCCTATCTGCATCTGCTCCGGGGTATCTGTCTCCCGGATTTCCACGTATTGCACATGACCGTACTTCTCTAGGTCCATGGCAATCCCTTCCCGGCTTCCCTGCGGGTTGGCCGCAGAGGACGGGATGGGTCGGAGTTTCGCGATTATCTCCCACATAGGCACCTCACAATTCCAGCAGGCGGCACAGCGCTGCCTCTACAGTCGCCATCTCGCTATAAGGCAACGACCCGAGGCCGTGCCGCAGAATGTGCTCCGGCGCATTGCGCATCCTGTCCAGGCAAACATGATGCACATGCCCGCGAAACTGCACATCCGGGCGAGTAATGCTGCCATCAAACAATTTCGCCCGCCCCTGAACGATGGGGGCCACCACGATGTGGCCGGTCTCCCGGTTGGCCTGGTCCCCGGAGAGGACCAGGACAGTCATGCCATTGCCAGGGTCGCCGTGCTGGCGAAGCTTGTAAACGTTTCCTTTTCGAATCATTCAAAACCCCTTTCATCGGGCAACGCAAATTGTTCCGCGAGACCACGGGAGAGTGCTTTCACGTCCTCAGGGAGGGCCTCAAAGTCCCGGGCCTGCTGGGCCCTGGCGCGGTAGCTGCGCTGCACGTTGGAGGCTACCACGCTTTGCACCGTGGCCTCGTCCATCATGGCCCATTCCCGGAGTTGTCGTGGGTCATGGACCACGGACTGGAGGACGGGCGGAAGTTTGCGGAACTCCTCCTCGGAGCCGTACAGGCTGTTTCGCAGGGCCTTGGAGATGTGCGCCCAGGCTTCCTGCTCGGTCATCTCCCTGGGCTTGGTGATGCGCCGGACGTGCTCCTTGACCTCCCCGATGGTAGGGGGGTATCCGGTGGTTTTCGTGGCAATGAGAGCCTTGACGGCCCCTGCCACCACGTTGGCGGCATCGTCCTGGAACATGTCGTTCCAAAGACTGACAATGCCCTCCAGCTCTTTCCGCTCCATGCCCTTGTAGAAGCTAGGGAAGGCGGCCCGGAGAATAGCCAGGATGGAAACGGTCTCCTGTCTGTTCATAATCCTGCCTCCTCCATCATGTCCAGGAACGGGTTAGAACTGTTGGGTTGGCGCTTTTTCTCTTCCTCCAGGCGATCCTCCACCCAGGAGAGAATGGCGCGGTAGTCGCTCTTGTACTTTTTCCCGGAACTCCCCTTGTAGTTGTCCAGAATCTCTATCAGCCTAGCGGTGTCGGCTGGTCCATGAGTGTCAAGCAGCTTCTGGTGCTCGGCATTGGTCATGGAGACGTACTCAGCCCATTGGACCTTCGGCTCGGTAGGGGGGACATGGGGGGTAATATTGTCTTCGTCTTTGTCTTCGTCTTTGTCTTTGTCTTTGTCTTTGTCTTTGTCTTCTTCTTCGTCTTTGCCATGTTTGCCATTTTCATCATGGCAAATATGGCATTTGCTATTTTTGCCATCCTTTGCTTGGCCTTGCCATCTGGACGAGGCCCCTTTTTTTCCCGCATTAGACCGGGATGAGACGGTCTCTCGATACTTCTCGTTGTCGCGGTCAATCTGCGCTTTACAGGTATGGAACAGGAAGCGCTCGTTCCCGGGAAGGACCGGGTACTGGCCCGTGCGCTGATACTCCAGCAGCGCACGGACCAAGCGACCCACCTCCTCATCGCTCAACAGGGACCAGGTTTCCAGAGCGTCGGTAAATACCTTGATGTACGCGATTTCCATGCGGTCACCCGATCTGCCCTTCTTTGGTGATGAAGGCCTTGAGTTCGTCGGGGGAATAGTAGACCCTTGCTCCAATGTTCAGGGCGCGGACCTTGCCCGCGGACCTTAGCTCGTCCAGGGTGTCCACGCTGATGTTGAGAGCCTGTGCGGCCTCCTTGCGGGTGATAAGCAGTTTCTCCATGTCAGCCTCCTTAGAACGGTAAATCTTCGTCCGGCTCGTTGGAAATGTCGGTAAATCCGCGGGTGTCACCGCCGTATGCCTTTGCGCCGTTCTGGAGGGTTTTCAGCTCGGGGACCTTGAAGTCTCCGTTTCGGATAGAATCCACGCTTCGGGTCTGGCGGACGGTGGGACGGGTTTTCACGGTGCCATCCTTGGCAATGTACTCTTCCATTCCGATGACCACGCCGATATATTTCCGGCGCATATCCTGGAGGTTATCCTCCCGGAAGGTATAACCGGGGTTGGATTTTTCCAAGGCGGTCTTGAATGCCTTGAAGAATCCAAGGGCAGACTCTTTGTAACTGCGGGGGAACCGCATGGGCCAGTATCCTCGGTCCTTGTGCGTCTGGGTGTTACGGCCTCGATAGGGCTGTTCGACAAAGTCCCAACAAACCATGAGAAACTCGTCTGACTCATGGTCCTCCACCTCTGTGATGGCGGCCACATAACCGCCGGGGGCGACGGGGGTGAAGTCACCCATTTCCTGGACGTTGTTCCAATCAATTTTCCTCATTCTTGTCTTCCTCCTTGTCAGATGAATGGAAAGTGAGGGGGCAGTGGCTCCCAATGTATCTTTCCGGGTACTCGCAGATTTTATCATTAAGCCCGCAGTGTCGGATAGTGTAGCGGAAGTATGGGCACTGGGAGCAGGAAACGTCTGCCCGGTCGTGGAAGTCCACAGGAAAGGAAACTTCTACGATGGCACTGGCTCGGATATATTCCTTTACGCCACTCGAAAACTCAGGCATCTGGCGCACCTCCTGTCACGGGAGCCAGGCCCCAGTATTCCCGGATTCTTGTGTCGACGGCTTTTAGGTCGTTTTCGATTTCCAGGTCGAACATTTCCTCAGGGGATTTGCTGATGTCCATGCCGGAGGACTGGGTGCGGAAAAAGTGTCGGTCCCCCTCCACCATGCAGCGAAGAGCGATAGAGACCATCCCCTCTACACAGACTTTTTCATCCAGCAACTTGCCGATGGTCCGCAATTTGGTTTCCCCGTAGTCGGAGGTTGCCTCGTGCATGATGATGTACACAATCACGTCCTCGGGGAGGTCGTTTTGGATGAACCGTAGGAGATCCCAGAACGAATCCGCAATGTCGTTGTAGAGGTCAAAGCTGCTACTTCCGCTTTTGGGGGCGGAGTGCCCTCGCATAAATGTATTGGTGAGCAGGTACCCGGCGTCGTCGATGACGGCAGCCTTGGTGGGCATGGTTTTCAATCCCTTTTGGATTGTGTTGTAGCTGTCGGTCTTGGCGGTGTAGCGGAATTTTCCAGGGAACGGGAGGGGCTTTCCTATCACATTTACCAGGAAAATCTCATCCTCAGTGAAGTTCTTGAGGCTGCGGCTCTTACCGGATCCAGAGCGGCCATAAATCAGGACGCTGACCCCCATTACTGCGCACCTCCCCCGGAGAGGACCCATTCCTCGAAAAGCTCTTCCCGTTCGGTCAGATAGACGGACAGGACGCATGGATTGGCGATGATGAGGTAGTCCAGGAAGTCCTGGAGAGCTTCGTCCTTGATCCACTTCTGGACCATCTGGGCGGTGATCTCCATCTGGACTTTGCGGGGGAAGGGGTTGTAGGCGTTACTTGGTGTCATGGTTCATTTCCTCCTCTGTTTCTTGGATCCAACGATGAACGACGTCGGATCCAACTTGGAAATACTGCATCAGTTTGTGGATCCCGACTCCGTTTAGGTACATGGTTTTGAACCGTGGGGGGCGGGGGCGCTTTGGCCGTCCGGTCTTTCGAGGAAGCCCCAGGGTGTGGCACCACCGCTTGGCCCGGTCGGGGGAGACACAGTAGTGGTCCCCCAGCTCCTGGTATGTCATGGTTTTTGCCAGGTCTGCCAGGTCCTCCGGAATCTCCATCCTCCGGCGATACTGCCGGTTCAGGGGGCACTCCCGTCTCTCTGGATGGCACTCCTCCAGGTGGCAGTGCAGGCAGATGGAGATAAGCTGCGGCGGGTCCGTCCGTTGCGGGCGGCCAGGTGGGCGGGGTTGCTCATTCCAGGGACGGGTCCCGCCCTCGAAGGGGTTTTTGCGGCTTATGGTCATCAGCCCCCTTTCTGCGCCTCTGCCACTCGCAGTGGGGGCAGATGTAGTGTTTGCCCCCTGGATCCAGACTGGAGACATTCCAGTCCCTCCCGCAAACATGGCAGAGGCGGTGCTTCCCCTGGATCACAGGACCCGGAGGGGGATGCCGAGACGGGCCAGGGCGGCGTTGGTGCGGGCTATTCGGCCCTTCTTGGCCTGCTCAGCGTGGCGCTTTTTCATGGCGGGGGCAATCGCCCGGATCATGGTGTCCTCGGCGAGGGCGGCTTTCTTGGTCTGGATGGCGTTCATAGGGTTTTCTCCTTTTCGGTATAATTTTTGCCACGGGGCTGATGGCTGGGGCGGTTTGTGGCTTTCCGCCAGTTGGCCACGGTCTTTTTGCAGACGTTGCAGGCCAGGCCGATTTGCAGGTCGTTGGCTCCCTTGTCGTAGAGGGTTGCGGCCAGTTCCCGATCAAAAGTTTGGGGGAGTTTCCGCTTCCGTTCCCGGACGGCCTGGGACGCTTTTTGGCGGGCCTTCTTGGTCAAAAGCTGTTCCTGGTGGGTTTTGCTGCTTCGGTAGAGGGAGCAGCCGCCCTGGGGTTCTGTATGCACTCCCTGTTTGATCCGGCTGGACCTTGTGTGCCATAGATAGTCACAGGTCCAAAACTGGGACAAGTACCGGCAGCCGGCACATTTTGGATAGCGCCGCTTGTTGCTGTTCCGGACAACGGAAACGGTCAAGCCGTAGAAGGTGGGCATGTTATACCCCCTCGCAGAGACGCCGGGCCAGGGTGGGAACTGAGATGCAGTTTTGATCCTGGAACCCTAAGTGGGCCTTGACCCACCGGCAGTCCTTGCCGGTGTACCGGGCCACTTCTTTGATGGAGAGGACGCGCTTGCCGTCGAAGAAGGTCAGTAGGTCCTCTAGGTTGTCGCGGTAGGCTGGGTGTTCTCGAGACATGGTGATACCTCCTTTTTCGTTATTTCAATAGGCTGGTACAATAGACCTACCTGGACGCAGCGAACAGGTGATCACAAAATGGGAGATGATTGCCATAGAGGGTATTCTCAGTAGCCTATTTCGCTTCCCCGTACCCGAGGCCGGTAAACCAACCCGGCTTTCCGATGCGTTGAAACACAGGCCGTTGCTGTGAGTGAGGATGCAAGGGGGATAGAAGCATGGTGACTCATGCGTCTATGGTTCAAACCAAACCGTAGTTTGCACCCTACATCGGGTTCAAGAACGGAAGAAGATGTCCGGGAGTCACACCGGGCATTTTCTTTGCCCAGATAGGCCTATTGCACCAGCCTATTTGTTGTTTCCTATTCCATCCTGGGTGAATCTGTGGTATAAAAGGATGGAATAGGGGGTGAATACGATGCGAAGGATATTGCTTCTGGTTGCCGCCATCGTTCTTTGCCTTGGGCTCGGGTCCTGCCAAATGATGACGGAAGAGGAAATTCAGGCGGCGTATGACGAGGCTTTCGCTGCCGGGGCTGCCTCTGTCGATGTAACGTCACAGGTGGAAGACGCTCGAGCCGAAGGGTATGAAGACGGGCGCGACGAAGGCTACGACGAAGGGTATGACGCCGGATATGATGCTGGGATCGCGGAAGCGGGCGAGGCTTCCGACGGTTCCTCCAGTTCTGCGGCGACGTACTCCGGAGGGACAACGTCCTCCAGTTCCGAGGGGTCCGGCTATGCGTCCCAGTCTGCCGTGACGGTGTATGTCACAGACACGGGGAGCAAGTACCATTCCTATGGCTGCCAGTATCTGAGAGAGAGCTGCCACGGGATGACGCTGTACCAGGCCAAGCAGGCCGGGTATACAGCGTGCAGCCGGTGTGATCCGCCTGCATAACCTTCGAGCAACGGGACCGCTTCGGCGGTCCTTTTGCTTTGATGCCGGTTCAATCTGATTGAACCTTTTGCGCAAAAAAATACTGAGAAATTAGTTCTGCAGGGATTCCCAACAGATTTGAGGCTTGCACAATCTCTGACTGCTTCCATCCGGTTTTTCCGTTCAATTTCAAGGAAATGGAGCGTTCCGAAAGGTTCATGGCATCAGAAAATTTCTGTTGAGTACCGTAGACCTCTACGATTTTACCGAGGAGTTTCGAGTAATCAAAGGACATAGGGGCACCTCCTTTCTCTCGGGTTGTTCAATTGCTTTGAACTACCTAAAGTATATCACCGCGCGAAGAGGAAGTCAATAGAGAAATTCAAAAAAGTTGAATTTATTCCCGTTTGCTATTGAACTTTAGTTCAAAATCTGTTATAGTATAGGGGACAGGAGGTGCCACCCATGAGAGCCACCAATACGGCGCAACGACTAAAGGAAATCATGGCAGAAAGAGGGCTAAGGCAAGTAGATATTATTGATATGGCAAAGCCCTACTGCGAAGAGCACAATGTAAAACTAGGGAAGAATGACCTGAGCCAATATGTGAATGGGAAGGTGGAACCAGGACAAACCAAACTAGCCATCTTAGGGATGGCTTTAGGGGTTAGTGAAACTTGGTTGATGGGTTATGATGTTCCTAGGGATCGAGAATCTACTGTGAACACTCCTGCCGGATTTTTCCCGGTTCCAGACACCTATACAGTCCCCCGGGTTGGGGCGATTGCCTGCGGTACGCCCATCCTCGCTGAGCAAAACATTGAAACCTACGATGCAGTTCCAAACCGCATCCGCTGCGATTTCACCCTTGTGTGTAAAGGGGACAGCATGGTTGGGGCTGGGATCGAAGACGGTGACGTGGTCTACATTCGCCAGCAGCCAGAGGTGGAAAACAACGAAATCGCTGCCGTGATGATTGACGGGGAGGCTACCTTGAAATATTTCAAGCGCGTCGGTGATATGGTGCTTCTTTCCCCGGCAAATCGGGAGTATGAGCCGATCATTGTTTCTGGGGAGAACTTGGGAAAAGTGAAAATCGTCGGGAAAGCTGTAGGGTTTACCCGGTTTTGGGAAAAGTAAAAAGCGCCCGCCCTCTGTGCGGCAACACAGAGAACGGGCAAAGGGGTTACAGTAAGTTTGCGGAAGCCTACTGTACCCCCTACTATAACATACAGTAGGAGGAAAATGCAATGATAAAACGGAAAGATGGATTGTGGCAGGAGCGAATCTCTCTGCCGGGTATGGCAAAGCCCAAGTATTTCTATGCCAAGACCCAGAAGGAATTGAAGAAAAAGGTTGCTGCATGGAACCAGGATCAGGCGGCAGGGAAAACCTTTGAAGCCTGCGCCGATTCCTGGGACCGGTGGCATGAAGGGCAGGTGTCCTACAACGGGGCGGAAGCATATCGAGCCGCGATGAAGCGGACGAAGGAACAATTCAAGGGGCGCAGGATTGACGATATCCGGCCTGATGAAATAGACGCTTACATCCGATATCTGGCGGGGAGGGGCTATGCTCGGCGGACGGTGCAACTCTATCTGGATATGCTGCGGATGATCTGGGACTATTCCATTGTCCAGGGGTGGACTACGTTCAACCCGTGCGGGGCGGTAAAGCTGCCTAGTGGGCTGCCCAGGGGCCGGAGAGAGATGCCCAGCGACGAGCAGATAGAGCGCGTCAAGGCCGGGCTATTTCTCGACTTCGGGTTATTCCCCTATTTCCTCCTGCATACTGGGATGCGTCGAGGGGAACTCCTGGCGCTGCGCTGGGAGGATATTGATCGGGAGCATAAGCTGATAACCGTAAACAAGGCGGTTTATTTTGCTGGGAACACGCCCCAGATTAAAGCGCCGAAAACGGATAGCGGACGGCGGGAGATCGTCCTGCTGGATGCTCTGGCTGCCGTTCTTCCAAAGGGTGGCAAAGGCTATGTGTTCGGCGGGGAGAAACCGCTGACAAAAATGCAGGTGCGGAAACGATGGCAGAGATGGTGCAGGGAGGCAGGGCTGGCGACAGAGGAGGGCGTGGCTATGATCACGCCACACCAGCTGCGACACGCCTTCGCTACCATTCTGTTTGACGCTGGCATTGACGTCAAGGTGGCGCAAGAGCTGCTGGGACACTCCAGTATACAGGTCACGCGGGACATCTACACCCACATCCGAAAGAGCCGGATGGAGAACACGGCGGAGACGCTGAACAAGTATTTATCTGGTGGTGCGTGTAAAAATAATGTAATTGAGCTCGCATGACCTGCTACGCAAGAAAACAATTCTGCCTTTTAAGCAGGGTGTCCGGGGTTCGAATCCCCGACGGGTCACCAGATAGGAAAATCCCTGAGTCCCTTGAGCGCCAAGGGGTTCAGGGATTTTTTCTTGCCATTTTATTGATTGTTTTGGGAGATAGGAAGGACATAAATCAACATATAAATGCACATTACAGCGTGAAAAAGTGTGTAGTTCGTGTGTAGTAAAAGAGCCGCCCCGGGAGCTTATCCGGAGCGGCTTTATTTATGGGTTTTCGTCTGTTTTTTCAAGCTCTTCCAAAAACGGCTGAAAGTATTTCTCTTCTGCCCGCTTCCTGGCTTTCGCGGCGTCATCGATGTTTCTGTAGTGGCCGAGATGGTGGAAAGTTCCCTTGAATTTGATATATGCTTCCCACTTTTTGTCTCTTTTGCTCCAGGACACACCACGCACGCCGCTTGTATTGGTGACTGGCGGCTTATCACCAAGGGACGAAGTTCGGGTCCCCTCTATTGTGTCTGAGGGTGTAGGCCTACTCTCTCGGTTTAGGCATCCGCAGGATCTTGTATTGCCGCTCTTGAGATACCTTGTGGGGACGTCTATTTCATTCCCACAATCACACCGGCAATGCCAACAAGCGTTTCTTCCTCTCATCTCATCAAGCAGATAAAGAGCAGTGAGACGGCCAAACCGCTGGCCGGTTAAATCCTCACGCCCATGCTTGCCGCACGTTTGGGTGTTGCCGGATCTGAGATCCTTCGCAGTTGCAAACACCTCGCGCCCGCAATCGCACAGGCACCGCCACACAATTTTTTTGTTCTTCCGCCGGTCCGTCGGCTCTATTGCAGTCAGCATCCCAAACTTTTGACCGGTTATATCTACCTTAGCGCCCACAGTTATTCGCCTCCCCTCGATTTCAATCCACGCTCTCCTTGCGGAGAGCGACACACCCCGATTTTCTCCGTGCCGCTTGACAACGCGGATGGCCGGGATGGACTTCCCGGCCAGTTCCGTATTCTTTTTATTCATCTGGATCAGGGGCAAACTGGTCCAGGGTTGCCTGAAAATCTGGATCCAGTTCCAGGTAGCGCTCAAGGAATTCGGTGTTGGTGCAGGGGGCGAGTTCAGCGTGGACCGCCTCCCGGATGTCATCATTCATCAACTCCACGATCTGGTCCCAGTAGTTGTTGTAAGTTTTCATTTGGTGGCCCTCCTTTTTAGGATTATAGCATGGTTTCTCTGACTCGGTCAATGTCATTCTACCTCGTATCCGTTGGCGCCCATAAAATACTCACGGCCCAGGGTCGTTACAAACGCGCTGTCACAGTCTCCGTCTGTTTCGATCTCCATCGTGTAGACTGTGGCGGCGTGGCCGCCTGCAAAGGCAAGGGCGGCGGTGAGCAATACGGCAATGAATGCTTTCATGTTTGGCTCCTCCTTCTGGCTCTCATCGGGCGGGTATAAACTTAATCTCTTTGGCAAAAGCAACGAGCGCGTCTCTTGCTGCCTCGTGTGCCTCTTTGAGCAGTGGGCGGTCCGGGTTGTTGCTCTTTAGCTCGAAGAGCTCGCATTCTACCTCGGAGATCAGGTCAAGCAGTTCTTTCATTGTCATAGTATTTTTTCCTTTCTGCCCTGCCATCGTCAGCACTGGTGGGGCGGTTCCAGTGGACCCCCGAAGGGGTTTCGGCTGTTGGGTGAGTCCCTGCTTTTCATGTCCTGCCGCCTCCTTACGCTGTAGCGGTTTCGATGTCCTGGGATCCACGGGAGCGGAATGCCTGACTGCCGTACTTGGTGCGGATTTCCGCCATGGAGGACTTGCCACGGTACCAGCGGGAACCGGCCTCGGCGTGGTGCCAGTACCACTTGGCTTTATTTTTGGACCACTTGCAGCCAGCTGCCTTGAGCTTGTCCTTGTTGGCCTTGGTGTTGCCGCCGATCCAGAGCCAGGACCCGCAAAGCTCGATCTCAAGGCCGTCCAGGCGGAGCAGGATGTCCAGGATCTGCCGGAACTCTTCGGCGGTCTCGGTGGTGGTCTTCGTTTTGCCGGTGGTGTCGGCCTGGGCCTGGGCGTTGTGCTGGCGCTTGAGGATCTCAAAGAGGGCGTCGTGTTCGTTGTTGATCTCCTGCATTGCCTCGGTGCTGCCGCCACAGTCTGGGTGGTACTGCATGGCCAGACGGCGATAGGCCTTCTTGAGCTCGTCCAGGGTCTTGATATTCTCGAAGTATTTCATGGGGTGTTCTCCTCTCTGTTGCGTCGGCCTGCCTCATCAGCGCCGGGAGGCCGTTCCTCGGCGGACGCCCTGAAGGGCGTTTCGGCTGTTTACCACGCTACCACCCAGGGAAGCCCGCTTCCGTTCCATCTGTTGTGGTAGATTGCCGCAGTCTTTATGTCTAGGTATGTAAATTTGCTCTTTGCGCGTTTTCCGCCACAGTAAACGGGTATGCCTTGCTTTTTTAAGTTCATTTACCTTTTTCAGCGCGTTGCGCCGATCTTCGTACCATGCGAAATTATGAACCATATCCACGGTAATAGTGTTATGCGCCATTGTATTCTCCTCCTTGCCCTCGTAACCTCCGGGGCGGGGGTAATTATTTAACTTTTGATTCCTTCCCACAAGGGTTTTTGGGGGAAGATACGGAACAACCATACTTTTTGCACCAATCATAAGTTCCGTACTTTGTTTTCCTAGTGGTATTGTAGGGGCAATTTTTGCAACCGCAAGTTTTCATTTTTCCCTCCCGGCCTGTGGCCTGTCGTGGTTGGCTGTCGTTTAGCTTGGCTTTATGGTAGCACGTTACAACGTGCAATGTCAAGCCATGATACTGACCAAAAGATGGGGCTGCGTTTTGTGCAAAATATACACTTTACAACGTGCTGCGCACTATGTACCATAGTAATTAGAATTGGAGGTGATCCGATGAACGAGGAACGCAAGGTATCTGCAGCAAAGAGGGCCAGCAACGATAAATGGGATGCGGAGCATATGGCATATCAAACGGTTAAGGTTCGGCGGGAGCTGCTGGAGGAGTTCCGCGTTGCCTGCAAGCTGCGAGGGGATCCCGTTAACGCTGTGCTGCGGAGAGCAATGGAGGACTACGTAGAGCAGGCAAAGACTGCGCCAGGACAGCAGGAAGCACAAGAGCAGGGAGAGGACCAGGGGCAACCATAACGCCCCGCAGAGAGCAACACAAGAGGCCTAGAGAGGGGCAGTAAACCCCCTTCCGGGCCTCTTTTCCATCTAAGATATTAGACACATGTCGAAAAAGATTGAGGAAAATAATTTAAAATAAATTTGAAAAGCCCCTCCTTTCGGAAACCCTGGAATGTATAATTGATTCATACCCTTAGATTGGGAAAAGTCTAGATTTACTAGATTTCAGGAAGGGAGGTAAGCCAGATGGCACAGACAAGAAAGGTAGAATCCGCTGAAAAGCTGATGAAATATATAGATGATTTCATTAAATACTGCGAGGAAAACGGTGAAATCCCTTCCAACTATAACCTCTGTAAATTCCTGTCGGTGAGTGCTGCGACACTGAGTAGGTATGAGGCGGGGGATGGGAATTATAAAGGATACGAAATCCCATTCAAAAACCTGCGGCAATACAGAGAGCACCGGCTGCTGAGTATGCTAGAGGGCGATCCCAAGAGAGCAGCAGCAGCGATCTTCCAGCTGAAACAGCCATTTAATGGAGGCTATGTGGAGTCCACGCAGCAGGTAGACCAGGGCGCAACCGTTACCCTCAAGATCGAGGGAGTGGGCGGAGTCGATGCTTTCAAGTAGCAATTACAGACTGCTTGCTATATAAGCAAGTGCAAGCCCTTGCAGCACAACGGGTTGCGGCACCACTACAGAGATATTACAGTATGCGGCGGGCTGGAGCAATCAGGCAGACCGGCCTGCACGGGGGTGGCTGGGTGCAATAAGACCCTCCCGCCCCGGGGGTGGGGGTGGTGCAGCGCTGGCCGGTTTCGAGGTATACCCCCCTACCCCCCTACCTACCTACCAGGGGGGGTGTGGCGGAAAAAGTGGGGGCTGGCTTCCGGCAGGGGGTGTATAAGATAACCCCCATCCTCCAGACTTCCCCCCTCCAACATAGCTATCTATGATAACTATACAGGGGGTACCCGGAAAATCAGGGGGTACCCAGAAGGAATGGGTCCCCAGGGTGAAATAGAAATCGGGCTGTGTGAGAGGCGCACGAGACGGGTTCAAGTCCCGGAGGCCCGAAGCAGTTCTTGGGTGTTCTACCTCCTTTCGAGTGGGGGCAAGGGAAGACAGCCTTTGCCTCCCTCAAATCGTCCGGCAGGTGCAAAGCCTGGTTCGATTCCAGGCCGGGCGGCCAACCCCGAAAGGGGAATATCAAACAGAAAGGAAGTGAATTCTCTCCTTCGCTGCTTCCTTTCACATGGTTTGGTAACACATTGTCTTGTATGCTCTTTCGAGCTACCCGGCGCGCGGGAAAAGCCGGTTACAAACCCGCGACATGGCCCGAGGATTTAGGGCCATATACGGTTCCCTATCTCAAGAGGCAGAGATCCCGGCTCATAACCGGGAATATCCTGGTTCGAGGCCAGGGGGAACCACCAGAATACAGAATACGGAACGGGAGGGAGCATGGACAGAGACACGATACAGAGGATCCAGGCCCTTCTGAAACGGGATGGGCGCGTGGAGCTCATTTCCGGGCCCAACGGGACGGTGAAGGTTGTGCAGATCAAGCGCAAGGTTGTTCTGGAGGGCAAGCTTACAGACGAATAGAGACCTCCCTGGGAATGGCTGGGGAGAAGGACCGAACGGGGTCAACTTGTTGGAATTTCCGACAGGTTGGCCCCGTTTTTGCGTTTGGAGGTGAGGAGAGACGGCACGGCGAAGGATGAGCAAGGTCCAGAAGAAGGACGTGGTCTGGGACCCGGGAGAAGCCAACGCGAAGCAGAAGCTGTTCTATCTCTCCCGAACAACCTATACCGCTTATGGCGGGGCCAAGGGCGGCGGCAAGACCCATGCCGTTCGCATCAAGGCTGTGGGTGGGGCCATTGCCAACCCGGGCATCAAGATCCTCATCATGCGGCGGACCTATCCAGAATTGGAGGAAAACCACATCCGGCCCATTGTGAAGATGGTGCCGCCTGCGCTGGCCTCCTACAACGCCACCACCCACCTGATGACCTTTCACAACGGGAGCACCATCAAGTTTGGCCATTGGAGCGGCGACGCCTCGGAGGATGAGTACAACGGCCTGGAATATGACTGGATTTTCATCGACGAGGCCACGCAGTTTTCCGAGCGGAGTTTCAATTTCCTGGGCGGCTGCTTGCGCGGCGTGAACCAGTTCCCAAAGCGGATGTACCTCACCTGCAACCCCGGCGGCGTCGGCCACCGGTGGGTGAAGCGGCTGTTCATTGACCGGCAGTTCAAGCAGAACTGCGACAACCCGGAAGAGAACGAGAATCCGGAGGATTATACCTTCATCCCGGCGACGGTGGAGGACAACTACCACCTGATGGCCTCTTCCCCGGGGTATGTGCGGATGCTGGCGAACATGCCGGAGGATAAGCGGCGGGCCTACCGGTACGGCGATTGGAATGCCATCGGCGGGAACTTTTTCCCGGAATTCTCTACCGCGACCCACGTTGTGCAGCCGTTTCGCATCCCGGAGCATTGGCAGCGGTACCGCAGTTTCGACTACGGCCTGGACATGTTCGCCTGCTTCTGGTGGGCGGTAGACGAAGACGGAAGGTCTTGGTGCTACCGGGAATTCACCCACAAGGGCCTCATTGTCAAAGAGGCGGCAGAGAAGATCCACGAGTTGACGCTGCCGGGAGAGCATGTTTCTGCCACCTATGCCCCGCCGGATATGTGGAGCCGGCAAAAAGACACCGGCAAGACCATGGCGGAGGTGTTCATGCTGAACCAGGTTGGCCTGATCCGGGCGGACAACAACCGGGTGCAGGGACACCTGATGATGAAGGAAGCGTTGGCCCCAAGGCCGCTGCGCGACCCCTATGTGCAGGCTATGTTCCGCCGGGAAGACGGGACGGCGCCGGACAAGCTGCCGGGCCTTATGTTCTTCGATGCCTGCAAAGAGGTTATCGGGGATATCCAGGATATCCAGGCGGACGAGAAAAACCCCAACGACTGTGCCAAGGACCCCCACGAAGTGACCCACACGGTGGACGGGGTGCGGTATTACTGCATTTCCCGTGTGCTGCCTGCACAGCCGGAGAAGGACGAGAAGAAGGTTGTCCTGTATGACGATGACGAGGACAGCATGGAGAGCTACGAGGAGTTCATGGTAGGAAGCGGGGCCCCCAGCCCCAGCTATCTTGCGTTGTGAGGAGGACACTATGGAAACCATTCTGTTTGGCATCGGAACTGCGCTTGCCCTTGTGTGTTTTGTCGTTCTGCTGGTGCTGGAGCACAAGAACGAAAAGCACCTGGATGAGTTGAGCACGCGCCTGGCCAGCATCTCCCTTAAAGTGCGAAGCCTTGAGAAGAAGGTAGAACACTTGGAACAGGTTTGGAAAGCGGAAGAGGGTGACCGAGAGACCCGGAAGAGACAGGAGGAACTGCTGTTTACCGGGATCAACAACATCCTCAATTACGACATGAACGCAGCCAGAAAGGCAGGCGGTGACGATGCCTAAGAGAGAGAAAAAGCCGGACACTTCCGGCCTGAACACCTACTCCCTGGGGAAGGAGAGCAAGCTGCCGGACTGCGGGACGGCGTGGAAGTTGTACGAGCGAGGACTGGACTTCAACTCCAGCATCAATCTGGAGGACACTGTCCGCGTCAACGAGAACTTCTTCATCGGGAAACAGTGGGAGGGCGTGATTTCCAACGGGCTTCCCACTCCCGTGTTCAACTTCCTAAAGCGGGTGTGCTGCTTCACGGTGGCGACCATCACCAGCGACAACATCAAGGTCAACGCTTCCCCACTGTCTGCGACGCCGAACACCACGTCGCTTGTGGAGCCGGTTCGGATCATCAACGAGGAACTGGATGCGCTGACGGAGTTGAACAACATCCCGTCGCTGATGCGTGAGTTCGCCAGAAATGCCGCTGTGGATGGGGACGGGTGCCTTTACACCTGGTGGGACCCGGACGCGGAGACCGGGCAGGACGCCAAGGGGTGTATCCGAACCGAGATTGTAGAGAATCTCCGGGTCCATTTCGGCAACCCCAACGACCGAGATGTGCAGAGCCAGCCGTGGATCATTCTGGAGCGGCGGGAAATTATCTCCGCAGCCCAGGCAGAGGCCAAGGAGAACGGCTTCGAGACCTGGCGGAACATCGGCGGGGACGGCGACAACACCAACCCGGACGCGGCCAAAGAGACCACGGACAAGGTGACCACCATCCTGCTCTTCTGGCGGGACACCAAGACCCGCCACATCTGGGCGTACAAGTGCGCCCGGGGGTCCTCCATCCGGGAGCCGTGGGATTTGGGGATCAAGCTATATCCCATTTCCTGGCTGAACTGGGACTACATCCAGGACTGTTTCCACGGGCAGGCCATGATTACCGGTCTGATTCCCAATCAGATTTTCGTAAATAAGCTCTGGGCCATGTCGCAGCTGTCCCTGATGACCACGGCATTTCCCAAGGTCGTGTACGACGCGACCAGGGTCGGAAAATGGGACAACCGGATTGGCGCTGCCATCGGGATCCAGGGCGGCGACGTGAACAACGTAGCCAAGATCATTGACCCGGCCAGCATCTCCCCGCAAATCTCCCAGTTCATTCAATTGGCGGTGGAGGAGACGGAGCAGAGTTTGGGCGCAACATCCGTTGCCCTGGGCGACACGCGGCCTGACAACACATCGGCCATCATTGCCTTGCAGCGGGCTGCCTCCACCCCGTCGGAGATTACAAAGCAAAACCTGTATAAGTCCATTGAGGACCTATACAGGATCTACATCGAGTTTATGGGCGAGTATTACGGCAAACGGTATGTGGACATGACCACGCCGGAAGAAGTCCGGCAGGTCTATGACTTCATTGGACAGGAGACCCCGGCAGAGATTCCGATGCAGTTTGACTTTTCCCAGCTGAAAGACATGCCCATGCACATCAAACTGGACATCGGGGCCAGTTCGTACTACTCGGAAATCGCCTCCATCCAGACGTTGGACAACCTGTTGAAGATGGGGAAGATCGACACCGTTCAGTATCTGGAGCGAATTCCCGACGGCTACATCCCAGGACGGAGAGAGCTCATCAACGAACTGAAAGAGCAGCAGAGAAACGCCATGGCTATGCAGGCGCAGATGCAGCAGGGCGTCCCCCAGAACCCCGGCGGGGCCCCGGTGGCGGGAGACACCACAAAGGACGAGATCCCGACGGGAGGCGGATATTCCGCTTTGCAACGAAAGGTCAACGAGACCGGGACCACCGCAGGGATGGTTTGACCGAATGGGAGGTGCCACATGACGGAATGGGAAGTGGTTGGAGTCATTGTGGTCCTCGTTGGCCTCGTGATTTCCGTTGCCGGTCCAATGGTGAAGCTGAATTCCACCATCACGAGGCTGACGGTGCAGATGGCGAATTTCACCCAGGGATTGGAGGAATTCAAGGACCGATACAAGGACCAACTCAAGGAGTTTAAGGACGTACACGAAGACATTTACGAAAAGGTGGACGATCACGAGCACCGAATTACGGTGCTGGAGGAAAGGAGGGAGGACCGATGAGCGAGAAATGGAAACTCTGGTGGAAGGCTGCCGGGGTGCGGGCCATCAAGACCATGGCTCAAACCGCTGTCGCCACCATCGGCGCAGCCGCTGTGTTGTCTGACGTTAACTGGGTCATGGCGGTGTCTGCCGCTGTGCTGGCTGGGGTGCTGTCTCTGCTGACCTCCGTTGCGGGGCTCCCCGAAGTCAAGCAGGAGGTGAGTACCGGTGAGTAACAGTAAACTCGTTGCATACACGAAATTGTCCCCTCACTGTACGAAGCCCAGACAGGGGAAAATCAAGGGCATCTCCATCCATACGATGGCTGGCCCTGGCAGTGTGGAGGGCTGTGGTCAGGTATTCCAGACCTCCGAGGCATCCAGCCATTACGGCATTGGCCCAGATGGGCGAATTGGCCAGTACGTTCTGGAGGAAAATCGGGCCTGGTGCTGCTCCCACAAGGTGGACCATGAGGTGGTAACCATTGAGGTCTCCAGCATCCAGAGTTATCAGGAGCCTTATGAATGCACCGACGCAGCCTTTGAGAGCCTGATTAACCTGTGCGTGGACATCTGCCAGCGCAACGGCATCCGGGAACTCATCTGGAAGGAGGGCAAACAGTATTGCCCCGCGTTTACCGGCGACTGGGCCGTGTGCAACATGGTCCCCCACCGATACACCACAGACAAGGGCAAGAGCTGCCCGGGAAACTATCTGTTTGGGAAATATGGCGAGATCGCAAAACTTGTCAATGCGCGACTGAAAGGAGAGGACGAGGACATGGACATCAATAAGCTGCTCCAGGAAATGACCGACGAGCAGGCCTATCAGATTTACCAGAAGGCCATCCAGCACATAGTGACCCTGCCGGAGCCGGAGTGGTCCCAGGAGGAGGGGGCCTGGAAGAAGGCCAAGGAAACCGGTGTCATGGACGGCACCAGCCCGGAACGCCCCCTGAAACGGGATGAGTTCGCGGCTGTTCTGGACCGGAAGGGGCTGCTGTGATGGACGTGACCATCCACAACCCGGACAACATCCCCGAGGAGATTGTGCAAGCGGCCATTGCCATGATGGAGCAGGAAGAGGGGCGGCACGTGGTGGAGCTCTCCATCCGCCGCACCGGCGATCCCGACGAATACGGGATCACCCCCGTTTTTGAAAAGGTGCCCTTCCAGAGGATCCGGCGGATCACCGGTTACCTGGTGGGAACTCTGGACCGGTTCAACAACGCCAAGCGGGCGGAAGTGGAGGACCGGGTGAAGCATACAACCAACTGACCGCAAACCAGCGGGAACCAAAGAACAAACTTGGGCCACCCATGCCCAATAGGAGGAACTACACATGGACGAACTGACTGTGAACACCATCCCTGAAAGCACCGAAAGCGTGACAGAAGATCCAGCCCGAGACCCGGACGATTGGTCCGACATCGACTTTTCGGATCTGGAGATCCTGGACGGAGACGAAGAGGAAAGCCAGGGAGGCGAGACACAGAATGACACTGCGGAACCGGAAGCAGACCAGCAGGAAGGGGAAGCAGAGGCCGAAGCGGCCAACGAGCCCACAGCCGAAGCGCAGGAGCAGACTGACGGATCGGAAGCGGCAGACCAGCCGGAACTGATCGAGTTGAAACACCTGGGCCAGACGGTGCGGGTAACCCCGGAGCAGCTGAACGCCTACGCCCAGATGGGCCTGGACTACCAGCGGATCCGGGAGGACCGGGACGCGGCGCGGAAAGAGGTGGAACGCCTCACCGCTATGGAGACTTTCCTCAAGGAACTCGCTGCGCCCCAGGGAATCTCCGTTGAGGACCTGATCGACGGGGCACGGGCCGAGGTGCTGGCCAAGAAGGAGCACCTGAACAAGGACGTTGCCCTCCAGAGAATCAAGCTGGACCGAGAGAGAAAGGCCTTCGAGGCCCAGAAGGACCAGCAAAAGAAGGAAGCCCAGGCCAAAAGCCAGGAAGAGGCGAAACGGCAGGAACAGTTCCTGCGGTTTGCCCGGACCTATCCGAAGGTGAAACCCAACGACATCCCCAAGGATGTGTGGGACGCCTTCAAGGACGGCGAGGACCTGGTGAACGCCTATGCCAGATTCGAGAACCGGGAACTCAGGGAGAAAGTCTCCAAGCTGGAGAGCCAGCTGGAGACAGCGAAGAAGAACAGCGAGAACAAACGACGGTCCGCAGGAAGCCAGAGAAGCGCGGGCAGCGCCAGTGAAATGGACGAGTTTGACCGCGCCTGGTACGACGGGACCTGATTGCCCCCTACCATGAATTTGGGGGCAGGAAGGAGAAGAGAATATGGCTACGATCAATCTTGCCACCAAATATGAGAAGAAGCTGGACGAGCGCTTTAAGCTCTCCTCCGTGACCGATGCTTACGCCGGTAAGCAGTATGATTTTGAGGGCGTCAACGCCATCAAGATTTGGACCATTGACCAGGTGCCCATCAACGACTACAACCGGAACGCCTCCGCAAGCCGCTTCGGCACCATCAACGAACTGGGCGACACCGTGCAGACCCTGGTGATGACCCAGGACAAGTCCTATACCTTCGCCATCGACGCCGGGAACGCCGGGGAGCAGTACAACATCAAGCACTGCAACGCCGTTCTGAAGCAGGTCTGGGACGAGCAGGTGACCCCTGAGATTGACGCCTACCGCCTGAACGTGTGGGCCAGCGGTGCTGGTCTAGTGACTCCCGGTGCTGCCCTGACCAAGGACACCGTGGTGGAAGCCCTGCTGACCGGCCATGCCGCCATGAGCAACAAGCGGGTGCCCAAGGGCAAGGCCCGTGTCACCTTCATTTCTGAGACCCTGGCTATCCAGACCAAGCTGGCGACCAACCTTCAGAACAACGAGAAGTACACCACCGGCGCTATCCTGAACGGCCAGATCGGTGTGATCAACGGCTCCCCCATTGTGGCTGTGCCTGATGACCTTCTGCCCGCTGGCGTGCAGTTCATGATCAAGTACAAGGGTGCTACCGTTGACCCCATGAAGCGGAAGGTCCTGCGTGTGCAGACCCACCCTCTGGGCTTCGACGCCGACGTGGGCGAGGGCCGCTACATCCACGACTCTTTCGTGCTGGCCCAGAAGATCAACGGCCTGTATGTGTATGCCAACACCGCCAATGCAGCTGTCACCCCCACCATTTCCATTGCTGCGGGCGGCGAGGTGACCATGACCGCTGCCGGTTCCGACGGCATCAAGTACACCCTGGACGGCACCAACCCCAAGACTTCCGATACTGCACAGACCTATGCCTCCGGGAGCAAGCCTAACGCTGCCGCTGGCGTGACTGTCAAGGCTTATGCCTACAAGTCCGGCCTGCTGAACTCCGGCGTTGCCGAGAGCGTCAGCGCGGGCTGATCTACACCTGTAACGGGGTGGGAGGAACCACCTCCCACCCCGTTTCCATAAAGGAGGGAACCGACTATGCCCGCACCTACCACCACCGCCCAGCGCGTGTTTGACATTACCATGGGCCTGATCGACGAGGTCAACGAGAATTCCGGGGAGACGGACACTGCCGACACCAGAGAATACAAGGTGCGGACGCTGCTGATCCTGAACGCGCTGCGGGGTGAACTGTACCCCTACAGCGACACCTACGATGTGGAGACGGCGGGAGAGCGCCCCATTGTCTCGGTGATTCAGGACTTTGACACCCCCATCGACCTGGACGATTACATTTGCCAGAGCGTGATGCCCTACGGCCTGGCGGCACACCTGCTGCTGGACGAAAACCCGGCCTCGGCCAGCTTTTTCCAGCAGCGATATGAAGAACTTCGGAACAACCTTTCCAAGGGCCTGCCGAAAACAGCGGAGGCCATCACCGACTGTTACGGCGTCGGCTTCGAGTACAACGAATTTTCCAGGTGGTGATGCAGTATGGCGGAAATCAAGGCAAGCAGCGACGAGAAGGTGTTTCGCGTCCATGAATTTCTAGGCCTGAATGAAAGCCCAGACGGCGACACAAAGCTGAAACTGGGCGAGGCATCGGTCATGCGGAATTTTAAGATTACCCGGGACCGTTCGTTGCAGAAGAGGCCGGGACTTGATTCTGTCGGAAGTATCGTCAAGGACAACGTCATTCAGATCTCTTCGTCTTCCACTGCCGTCCGTGTGGACAATAATGTTTCGAGCGCACTGCAACTGTACCCGAACGCCTCCCTTGTCAATGATGAAATTGAACTTTCCGGGGACTACGTTAGCGTGACTTATGAGAACTGGGAGGATGCCAAATGGTTTTACTGGCATGGCACGGACAACAACTACTACCAGCTGGACCGGTGCGAAATGTCCGTTGATGGAGATACAACAACATACACTTGGTTTATGTACCTTGTGTCTGTCGTTCCTGCCGGGGATGCCGTCGCAAACGTGAACGGGCTTTGGAGTGGCGTCGTGGGCGGGAAGAGAATGGTTGTTGGCTCTGTCGATGACGGAATTGTTCTTGTCTGGCACGAGGATGAAGGATTTGTATTCCGGGACATCGGGACTGTGAATTTGATCCGAGGAAAAGTAAGCGACATTACCTTTTTTGGCTTTTCCAACCGTCTATATATCCTTACCGGGAATAGTTACTACTATTGGGACGGAGAGGGGGATCTGACGCTTGTTATTTCCTATGAAGCGTATGCCCCCCTTGTTGCAGTATCAATCCCGCCGAACGGAAGCGGCGGAGGGGCGACTCTACAACAGATAAACAGCATTTCAAACATAGCTCGGGCGTGGCTCTCTCCAGAAGGAGAGGCGGACGTTCTTGGGGAATTACGTTTTCCGCTTCCAGGGACAACGGAACTTAGAGAAACCTTTATGGATGTTAGGTATTTAGCCACGGGAGAAAGTGTTCCATCCAATTCGTGGTATGTGGGCAATGATCCCGATACAGGGTTGGAAAACATTATTGTAATTGCTGATGAGGCAGCGAAAAGAGGGCAGAACACGATAGAAGTCACATACAACATAGATAATAGTGTCCAATCCTATAACCCGTTTGATTCTTTTGGCGGCGTCCTTCCAGGCATGAAATATATAGAAATGTATAATGGGGCAACGGACTCAAGAATTTTTCTGTATGGAGATGGGACGAACAGAGTCTATTATTCCGATTTCGATGAAAACGGCGTTCCAAGGGCGGACTACTTCCCGGAGCTTAATGTGATCAATATAGGCTCGGAAAACACACCAGTCACCGGATTGATCCGGCACTACTCCCGCCTTATCGCATTCAAAGAGGATGAAGCGTACTCTATCCAATACGGAACCATCACGCTTCCGGACAACACCACTACGGCGGCCTTTTACTGCACACCAATCAACCGGAATCTGGGCAATGAAGCTATGGGACAGGCTCGTCTCGTTCTGAATTCCCCGTATACCCTGTGCGGAAAAGACTTGTACGAGTGGAGAAACAACTCGTCCTACTCCAGCAACCTGACTATCGACGAACGGCAGGCCAAACGGATTTCCGATAGGGTATACGCGACGCTTGCGACTTTTGAATTCTCCCGATGCTACTGCTACGACGATAAAGACCATCAGGAATACTATGTGTGCTACGACAAGAAGGCGCTTGTGTACAACTATGCAGCGGACGCTTGGTACTATTACACTAATTTTGACGTGACGCGCATGGTGAATCTGAATGGGGAGTTATATGCCGGAGATAGCCTTGGGAGACTGAACCTGGTATCTAGGAACAATCGGACAGACAACGGAACGGAAATCACCGGATACTGGGCTTCCGGGGCGGAACCCTTCGACCGGGAGTTTATGCGAAAATACTCCGCTATGCTTTGGGTGGTATTGAAACCGGAACTGCGTTCTCAAGTCACGGTGACAGTAGAGACGGACCGAAAGAGCGACCACAGCAAGAAGGTGGCAGCTTCTTCGGTATTCTCTTTTGGGAGCGCAGATTTTCGCCGGTGGTCTTTTAACACCAACCGAAAGCCGCACACCACGAGATTGAAAATCAAGGCAAAAAAATTCACCTATTACAAGTTGATCCTGGAATACTCCGGGACGAACACCACGGCGACGGTGGTTGCCGCAGATATGCGGATCCGGTACACCGGATACGCCAAGTGAGGAGGGCGAGAGAATGAGCCTGAACCCTTTGAATGAGGATCTAAATATCATTTCCAGTTTGGTGATCCCGGAGTTGGACGAAGACCTCGATGTCATCCAGAAACTGGATGACGAACCCAACGACGTTGGCGGTCTGACGGCGTCGGAACTCAAGGCGGAGTTTGACAAGGCCGGGAATATCATCAAGGACTATATCAACAATGAATTACGCCCCAAACTCTCCGGCACCATTGCGGAAGAAGAAGAGCGGGAGGCTGCCGAGGCGGAGCGCGTTCAGGCCGAGCAGGGCCGTGTGACCGCAGAGAAAGGGAGAGTTTCTGCGGAGAAAAGCCGGGTTACTGCCGAACAAGGGCGGGCCAGCGCGGAGACTCTGCGAGGCCAGGCAGAGACCGACCGGGCGGACGCGGAGGACGAAAGAATCTCTGCGGAGGAAGGCCGTGTCTCCGCAGAGCAGGCCCGGGTGCTGGCGGAACAGGGCCGAGTTTCTGCTGAACAGGAACGGGTTCAAGCGGAGAAGGAGAGAGAGGACGCCGAGCAGGCACGGGAGGATGCCACCACCGGCATTGTGGCCCAGGCCACCGTCCAGGCGAAAGCGGCGGCCCAGTCGGCGAAGGATGCAGCGGCGGCGCGGGACGCCATTGTTGACCTTGAGGTGGCCAGCACGGAACTGCCCGCAGGGTCCACCCCCACGGTGACGAAATCCACCACCAGCACGGGAAATGTTTTGCTGACCTTCGGCCAGGTTCCTGGCCCCCAGGGCGTACAGGGGCAGACAGGCCCCCAAGGGCCTGCCGGGCCCCAGGGCGATCCAGGACCGCAGGGGCCCCAAGGCATCAAGGGCGACCCTGGAGACACTGGACCTCAAGGTTTGCAAGGCCCCCCTGGCGAGAAGGGAGACCCCGGCGCACAGGGCCCGAAGGGTGACCAGGGGGACCCCGGCCCCCAGGGCCCTAAAGGGGACAAGGGGGAAAAAGGCGACCCCGGCGACACCGGTCCGACCGGATCGGAAGGTCCCCAAGGTCCGAAGGGAGACCCGGGCGACACCGGACCGGGGGGCCCTATGGGGCCCCAAGGACCCAAGGGAGATACGGGAACCGGGCTTGACATTAAGGGAACCTATGAGAGCCTAGAAGCCCTGCAGGCCGGTGTACAGAGCCCGGCGCAGGGAGACATGTACAATGTTGGCGCGGCGGCTCCCTACACCATCTACATGTGGGACACCACAGACACTCCGGGCTGGAAGAGCCAGGGGCAGCTGCAAGGGGCAAAGGGCGACCCCGGCCCGCAAGGGCCCAAAGGCGACACGGGGCCCCAGGGAGCAAAAGGCGATCCCGGGGCGGCTGCCGGATTTGGCAATGTCTCCGCCACGGTGGATGACGCAACAGGGACGCCCTATGTCGATGTGGAAACATCCGGCCCAGACTCGGCACTGAACATCTCCTTCGTCTTCCACAACTTGAAAGGTCCCACAGGACAAACAGGAGAGCAGGGCCCTGCCGGGGAAACTGGCCCCAAGGGAGATACCGGAGACCAGGGGCCGAAGGGGGATACTGGACCGGCGGGAGCAGACGGAGGATATTACTCCCCTGCCGTGGACAGTTCTGGGAACCTGAATTGGAATGCCAGCAAGGTCGGGATGCCGTCAATCCCCGAAACGAACATCCGAGGCCCACAGGGTCCGCAAGGCCCCGCAGGGGCTGACGGCGCTCCCGGCGCACAAGGTCCAGCAGGGCAGGATGGGGCTCCTGGCACTCCTGGTGCTGATGGTTCAGACGGAGCCGATGCCACCATCAACGGTGTGAACGCCCTTACGATGAACGTGACAGGTGGCTTGAACGGTCAACAGATCGGGAACACCTACACCATTGACGGGAGTGGAAAAGCCGATAAGCCTATCAAGGTTTCTATCTCTATCCCAACATCAGGTTGGACAAACAACAAACAGACCTTCGCTGTGCCAGGCGTTCCGTCAAACTCGACTACATACGAAGTGCATCTAGCCCAAGTGGGCGCAACCAACGTCGAAGCGGCAATGGCTTGCGGCCTCTATATTTCGGACGAGGCTCAGGATAGCCTAACCTTGGCAGTAAGCAGTGTGCCGACGAGTAGTTTTACTGTGTATGTCGTGATCCAGTTGTTAGCATAGGGAGGGATTTGTGGTGATTCGAAATCCGATTGTTGTAGGTAGCGGCGGAAACACGGAGAATGTCCCTGTTACCTTTAAATATGGTCCAGCAATTGTTTATTGCTATTACTCAACAATAGAAAACGGCTCTATCATCGAAAAACATTTGAATGTTTCTGGTCAAACCATCTCAGCCGCTAAAGGAAGCATTATTGTTGCATTTACAACCACTCCCTACGAGGCGTTGTTGAACGCAAGTGGGGCTAGGACGATTGCGACGTTTTATAATGTCCCAGGAGAGGACATGGATATAGGTGAATTTACGGTTGTATCAACGCAGACATTCACCGTAAGGGTTTACGAGGCAACCGGATAAATGTTTACTTCCTGTGTTTTTAGTTGTTTTCACTCCCTTCGTTCGCTTGTCGGCAATTATTTTTCTGTTGTTGCCTGATCCCCTATTTAATATACGTCCAGTATATGATATACTGTATGTATACCTATGGTAAGTGCGCATAGCTATGGGAAAAATCTTACTACAAAGGAGAATGGATTATGGAGTATGCAAGCAAAGGTGTGGCCGGGGCCGGTCTGGGCCTCGGGATCGCAGGTACCGCTCTGGGCCTGCTGAATGGCGGCGCTGGTCTGCTGGGCGCTCACATGGCAAACGCAGGCAGCAACACTGCCGCTGCCTGTTCTGAGAACCAGCCGGTGAACCGCTACGAGATGACCCTGACCCAGGCGATTTCCTCCAAGGACGGGGAGATTGCCCTGCTCAAGTCTGAGCGGTACACCGACGAGCGTCTGGTGGAGGTCTACAAGGACCTGAACCGCCAGATCAACGCTGTGAATGAGAAGATCCAGGCCAACCGGGACGAGCAGAACGCCGTGAACTGCCAGCAGGCGGTGTTCAACGGCACCATGACCTCCACCGTGGGCTGCCTCCAGCAGCAGATTGCCTGCCTGCAGAGCCTGACCAAGGTGGTCATCCCCAAGGACAGTGTCTGTCCTGAACCCATGGACCGGTACAACAGCTGGACCGCACCCACCACCGGCGGCGCTGCCACGGCTTGAGGCGACCAGGGAGGGGCGGGGCAACCTGCCCCTTCCTTCTTTTCTGTAAGGAGGGACGAGGATGGAATCCATGGAACAGGTGAAGCGGGGGATCGCCGTCTTCATCGACCGGGAAATTGTGCCGGTGATGCCGAAGTGGAAGGGGATCCTGTTCGCTGCAGGGGCACCCCTGGTCATCGAGCAAAAGGCAAAAGAGCTGCCGGAAAACCCCATCGCCCAGGCGCTGGGGGTGTTCGACGGAGACATGGTAGACGTGGACAAGGTGTATTCCGCCATCAAAGAGAAGGCCAGCGGGAAGTGGCCGGTGGAGATCTCCAACTTCAAGATGAATGAGGCGGACTTCGACAAACTGTATCAGTACATCAAGGAGGCGTGAGAGCATGGAGACAATGGACATTCTGGTGGCGCGGTACAAGCTCTGCATGGAGGAATTGACCGATGCGCAGAAGTACCTCCGCCTCGCCAAAGAGTGCGGGGAGCAGGAGGGCCGAGACATGTTTCTCTCCCTGGCCGGGCAAGAGCTGGGGCACTACGATACCCTATGCCGCAGCGGGGAGAAGATCCTGGACCGCAACCACGGGACCGAGGAACAGAGGACCGTCTGGGGTGCGCTGATGAGCACGTCCGGCGACTGGGCAGCTGAACTCCGGGAGAAGCTTGACCGGGTTCGCCATACAAACTAAATGAGAAAAGGGGGAGCGTTATGCCCACGACCACTACGAAACAGAACACCAATGCGGTGAACATAACCAATGCCCCAGTGACTGCCGGGGGCACATCGGCTGCGGCCAGAACCACCAATGGGCTTGCCACGCAGGGGTCGAACGGGAGCATCGCTCCCCTTTCCTCTGCGTCTGGGAGCCAGGCTTCCAGCACCACCCAGACGGGCAACGGCAGTGTGACCACCCCAAGTACCGGCACTGGAACCACAGGGAACGGGGCCTACAACACCCCTAGCGGGTACTATGAGACGGGCCGGTATGTCAATGTTGCCGAAGGGGGCAACGCCCCGGCGGGGACCAACATCGGCGACACCGTCATCACCGCCGGGGGCAATTACCTGGTGGTAAACCCCAACACGCCGGGGGCAAGCTACAACCCCACCAACGGGCTGTGGTCCATTAAGGTTCCCTCTCGGGCCACCAGCGGAACGGTGGACGCCAACGGGAACTACATCCCCATGGGCACCTGGATGGACCAGGGGCTTTCGGAGAGCGATAAGGCGAAGATTGAATCCCTCCAGGCGGCCTGGGAGCAGGCCAACATGCGGGGGGACGAAGCCCTCAAGCAGCAGCTTCACGCGGCGGCCCAGGCGATCCGGGAGAAGTACGGCTATTCCGGCGGCGGCGACGGGTCCATGTACCTGCCCATTGAACTGCCGGAGGGGCACCTACCCAACGTGGGCCTGCCCAACGTGACGCTGCCCAGCTACGAGGCACAGATTGATCCTACTAACGACGTATACGACGCTGCGCTGGATGCAGCCATTGCGGGGCTACAGAACGCCTACGACCAGTCCCGGCTGGAAATTGAGCACGCCATGTCCGGGATCCCCCAGCAGTACCAGGACCAGAGGAACGCGGTGGCCGCTCAGTCGGAGCGGGACAGGCTTCGGTGGAATGAGTACGCCGCTGCTACGGGTCTGGGCTCCGGGGTGAATGGGCAGGCCAGCCTGGCCTTTTCCACCCAGCTGCAAAACGACCTTGGGTCGC